GGGGCTGCGGCAAGGGCTGGCTGCGCACGCTGATTCCACCCGAGCGGTACCGGGGCATCGACGGCAGCGCCACCCCATGGGCCGACGTCACCGCCGACCTGACCGCGTACCTCTCGGACGTGCCCGGAGTCTTCATCCGCCACGTCCTGGAACACAACGACGCCTGGCGGTTCATCCTGGCCAACGCGCTTGCCTCCGCATCTGAGCGGCTCTTCGTGGCGATCTTCACACCGCTTGCCGAGCACACCGGCCCGATCGGACACAACGAGATGATCGGCGTGCCCGACATCGCCTTCCGCCTCGCCGACCTGACCGACCTCATCGACGCGGCCGGGTTCGCATGGACCGCCGAAACGCTGGCCACGGCCACCCAGTACGGGACGGAGACCGTCTTGAGGTGCAGGCGGTGAGCGTCATCGGCATTGCCATGGTCCGCGACGAAGCCGACGTGATCGCGGGAACGCTGCGGCACATGGCCGACGAGGTTGACCACCTGGTGATACTCGACAACGGCTCGACCGACGGCACCCGCGACATCCTCGACGACCTGTGCGGCGAACTGCCGCTGACCGTCCGGGACGACCCGGAGGTCGGCTACTACCAGTCGCGGAAGATGTCCGAGCTCGCGGCCCGAGTGGCGGCTGCCGACCGCGATCCTGACGGCACCTGGATTGTGCCGTTCGACGCCGACGAACTGTGGTACGGCCCGCGCCGCATCGCCGACCTGCTCACCGACACCGACGCCACCGTGGCCACGGCGGCCCTCTACAACCACCTCGCCACAGCGATCGACGGGGACGACCCCGACCCGTTCCGGTCGATGGTGTGGCGGCAGCGTGAGCCGGGCCCACTGCCGAAGGTGGCCTTCCGCTGGCAGCCGGGCGCGGTCATCCATCAAGGCAACCATGGTGTCACCATGCCGGTGGCGATCGCGAAGCCGCTGCTGGAGATCCGGCACTTCCCGGCCCGCTCGGCCGCGCAGTTCACCCGCAAGGGCATGAACGGCGCACTGGCGTACGCGGCCACCGACCTGCCGGAGACCGAAGGCGCCCACTGGCGCGGCTACGGCCGCCTCGTCGAGGCCCACGGCCCTGGCGTGCTCGGCGACGTGTTCCGGCAGCACTGGTGGTACCTGTCGCCGGTCGACGCCGGCCTCATCCATGACCCTGCCCCCTACCTGCGGTGGAGGACCGATGCCGACGGCAACTAAGGCGACGAAGGCCGCGCCGCGCAAGGCGGCCCCGAAGCCCGCGCCGGCCGTCACCGCACCGCCCGTGGCGGTGCTGGTGCCCTACCGGCCGACCGGACCGGACCGGGCCGCCGCCTGGGAGTACGTGCGGGACCTCTGGCAGGCCACCTACCCGACCTGGCAGTTGTGCGTCGCCGACAGCCCCGGCGAGCGCTGGTGCAAGGCGGCCGCAGTCGCCGCCGCGCTCGCCCAGACGGAGGCGCCGGTGCTGGTTGTGGCCGACGCCGACGTGTGGTGCGACGGGGCCGGCGCCGCGGTGGACGCGGTCCGCGGCGGGGCGGCGAAGTGGGCGGTGCCGCACACGCGGGTGTGCCGGCTGACGTCGCTGGCCAGCAGCCTGGTGTACGAGACCGGCGAGTGGCCGCTGCGCCGCACGACGACCACCTACGCCCAGCCGCCGTACCCGGGCCGGGTCGGCGGGGGCATGGTCGTTCTGGGTCGCGAGACGTACCTGGCGACACCGCTGGACCCGCGGTTCACCGGCTGGGGTCAGGAGGACGAGTCGTGGGCGCTGGCGCTGCGCCGCATGGCGGGCAGGGAGTGGCGCGGCACGGAGGACCTGTGGCATCTGTGGCACGCGCCGCAGCCCCGCCAGTCCCGCACGGTCGGGTCGCGGGAGGGTTTCGCCCTCTACCGCCGGTATGCGGCGGCGGCCCGCGACCTGGGCCGGATGCGCAGCCTCGTGAGTGAGATCGCATGAGCCGGGCCGCCGTCCTGCGCGCGGGCCGGCGCGAGGCCGAGCGGGGCATGGTCGACGCGTGTGAGATCACGCGGGTGACCGGGTCGGTCACGGACCGCACGACGCTGGTCCGCACGGAGACCCGCACCACCATCTACGAGGGTCCGTGCCGGGTGCAGGAGCTGCTGGCGTTCTCCCGCGACACGCAGCCCTCCGACGATGTGAAGATCCTCGGCCGCTACCGGGTCCTGCAGCTGCCGGTGGTCGGCAGCGAGGGAATCCAAATCGGCGACGACGTGACCATCACGGCGTGCGCGAACGACCCGGATCTGGTGAACCGGGCCATGCGGGTCCGGGACCAGTCCGGCAAGAGCGAGGCCACCTCGCGGCGGATCGGGATTGAGGAGATGACCGGGTGAGCGCCGACATCTCCGAGCTGGTCGCGTGGCAGCACGTGCTGGAGGCCGCCGGCCGTGATGCCCTGACCGAGGGCGCCAAGGTCGTCGCCAAGGGCTCGCTGAACATCAAGAACGAGGCGCGCGAGCTCGCCCCGAAGGGCCCCCACACCCCCGGCTATGCCTCGTCGATCCGCTACGACATCAGGACCGGCGCGGACTGGGTGGAGGCCGAGACCGGCCCGACCGGCGGGGGCCAGGCCCGCCTTGGCGCGGTCCTCGAGTACGGGTCGCCGACCTCGCCGCCGCACCCGCACCACGAGCCGGCAGCCGACCACGAGGAGCCCCGCTTCTTCGCCGCGTGCGAGGACCTGGCCGAGAAGCTGATGGCCCGCCATGGCTGACTACGGCTCGCTGCAGGTCGAAGCCGATGCGGTGCTGGCTCTGCTCTACGCCACCAGCCTGACCATCTACCCGTCCGAGGACGGTGGCGCGGTCACCGTCCCCAACGGTGCTGCCCCGCCGTACGTGACCGTCCACTTCGCCTCCGAGCGACCCCTGGGCGGGCGTCTCACGACCCGGTCGACCCGGTCACGGACGCGGATCTACACCCACTGTGTGGGCGCCGACGACATCCAGGCCCGAGGCGTGTCCGACCTGGTAGCCGGTGCCCTTCTCGACGTGCGGCCCGCCATCGCCGGGCGGACCTGCTTCCCGATCCGCCACGAAGGCAACCGGGAACAGCCGCCCCGCGAGGACGAATCCATCGGCGCGCTGCTCGTCACCCTGACCGAGATCTACCGGCTGGAGACCCTGCCCGGGGTCGACGGGTCGTGAACGTCTGGTGCCGGGTCCGGGACCTGCGCACCCGCCACCAGTACGACGTGCCCCTGCAACGCCTCGACCGACTCATCGCCGCCGGCGCCGTCGAGGAGATCCCCGGTCGGCGTATCCGCGCCAACGACCCGCGACCCGCCAAACCACACCGCCGGCTCGGCCGGCTGACACCGCGAAGAAGGAGTTGACATGACCGAGCCGGCATCCGTCGTCAGCGACGGCATGGTGCGAGTCGTCTGGGTTGACGCGCTCGCGTTTCCGGAGAACCCCGACGTGGCCGAGCTGAACGCCGGCCTCGACGCCACCTGCTACCTGACCGACCAGGGATGGGCACCCGCCCTGTCCGAGGACACCGTCAACGACCCGCGGCTGTGCTCCCGGCAGGTGTTCACCCGCCCAGGTCGGCACACCGAGACGATTCCGCTGGTGTACGTCTACAACCCGGAGAGCCCCAGCGAGGACGAGGCCCGGACCACGTTCGTGGACCGGGCGACCGGCTACTTCGTGGCCCGCTGGGGCGTCGACTTCGAGCAGGCGTGGGCGGCCGGTGACCTGGTCGACGTGTACCCGGTGCAGCTGGGCCGGCCGAACAAGCAGGCCGCGACGGCGAACACCCCGCTCACGATCATGCAGACCGGCTACGTGCGGGCGCCGGGCACCCAGCTCGACGTGCTGGTGATCGCTTCGTGACTCCCGAACAACTGGCGGACCTGCAGGCCCGTGCGACGCGTCCGCGCCGCACGGTGCCTGTCGTCTGCAACGGCGAGCTCGCCCAGAAGATCGCGGCGCTGCAGGACGACCTGGCCGAGCTGGACCGCAGGCAGGTGGCCGACCGCCGGCTCGGGTCGAAGAGCGACACCGCCCGCGCCGCCGCGCTCAACGCAGAACTGGACGCCCTCTACGCCCAGGCCGAGGCCGACACCCTCCTCGTCGTGGTCGAGGGCATGGACGGCATCGCGTGGCGGGCCCTGCTGGCCCAGTACCCGCCCCGCAAGCTGGCCGAGGGCGAGGAGCCGGCATCCGGTTTCGACCGCCTCTGTGACCGGCCGGCGTTCGAGGAGCCCCTGATTCGGGCCTCCGTGATCGGCCACCGCGCCACCCTCGACGGCGAGATCCTGCCCTTGCCGGACGACACCCTCGACTGGCTGATCGGCTTCGTCACCGTCGAACAGCGCGACACCCTGTTCGTTGCCGCATGGGCGTGCAACCGGGTGGACGATGCCGTCCCTTTGCGGCGAAGGCCCTCGACGACGATGCCGTCCGTCGACGGGTCACCACCGCCCGCGCCTGGGGCGTCGCCCCGCGCCGCTTCGACGGTTGGGAGCCGCGCGAGATCCACGAGCACTACGACCCGCAAGGCGTCCTGACCGGCACCACCGTCGTCACCCGCGAGCCGGAGTGGGATGAGGAGTCCCGCACCTGGGCGCTGGCGCTGGCGATCCGCGAGGCGGCCGAATGCGGCCGCTGCGGCGGCGACCTCGCCGAAACCCTGAACTACGACTTCAAATGGACGCCGCAGCCCCCGCTGGTGTGCCTGCGCTGCGTGGCGCTGGACGAGGACGCCAAGAAGCACTCCAAGCATCCGATGCAGGCCGGAATGATTCACCAGGTTGTGAAGACCCCCCGACCGAAACCCAAGCCGAGATCGCGGGGGGTGAACGGCCAGTGAGCCTGCGCACGATCGGGGTCCGGCTCCGCCTGGAGACCGGCCAGTACAAGCGCGACGCCGGGGAGGCTGCTGCCGCCACCGACAAGCTCGGCAAGAAGATCTCCGACACCGGCACGAAGAGCAAGGCCGACCTGGACAAGATCTCCACCGGGATGGCCCTGGTCGGCGGTGCGCTGCTCGGCATTGCCGGTGCCGCAGTCGCCACCGCGGCCAAGTTCGACAAGCAGATGTCGGAGGTGTCGGCGGTCACCGGCGCCACCGCGGACTCGATGGAAGAGCTGCGGGCCGCCGCGATCCAGGCCGGTCAGGCGACCGTCTTCTCGGCCGGGGAGGCCGCCAAGGCGGAGGCTGAGCTCGCCAAGGCCGGAATCTCCACCGCCGACATCCTCGGCGGTGCGCTGCGCGGTGCGCTGGACCTGGCCTCGGCCGGGTCGCTGGATCTCGCCGAGGCGGCCACCATCGCCGCGAACGCCATGAACACGTTCGGCCTGTCCGGTGGGGATGTCTCCCACATCGCCGACGTGCTCGCGGCAGCGGCGAACAAGTCAGCCGCCGACGTCCACGACCTCGGGCTGGGGTTGCAGCAGGTGGGCCTCGTCGCCAACCAGGTGGGGTTCTCCCTTGAGGAGACTGTCGGACTGTTGGCCGCGTTCGCCGACCGCGGTCTGCGCGGCTCCGACGGCGCCACATCGCTGAAGACCGCCCTGCAGCGGCTGGCCGCGCCGACGGACAAGGCCGCCGAGCTCATGCAGGACCTCGGCATCAGCATGTACGACTCGTCCGGCCAGATGGTCGGCGCGGCCGACATCGCCGGGCAGCTGCAGGACGCGTTGAAGGACCTGACGCCGGCGCAGCGCAACGCGGCCCTGCAGACCATGTTCGGATCCGATGCGATCCGCGCCGCGAACATCCTCTACACCGAGGGCGCCAGGGGCGTCTCCGACTACATCAACGCCGTCAACGACCAGGGTGCCGCCTCCGACATGGCCAGCGAGAAGCTCAACAACCTGGCCGGGGACCTGGAGCAGCTGCGCGGCTCGCTGGAGACGTTCGCGATCAACGCCGGGTCCGGGGCGGGCGGGGGCCTGCGCCCGGTGGTCCAGTCGGTGACCAACCTGGTCAACGCGCTCGGCAATGTGCCCGCACCGGTGCAGACCGCGGGTGTGGCGCTGGCCGGCCTGACCGGGGCGACCCTGCTGGCGGGTTCTGCGTGGCTGAAGCTGAAGGACATCATCGGCCCGGCCCTGGAGAACCTGGCCAAGACCGGCCCGGTCGGTGCCCGCGCGGCAGGTGCCCTGGGCCGCGTCGGGGCTGCCGTTGGCCGGCTCGGGGTCGCACTCACGGCGATGCAGGTGGCATCGGCAGCGTTCGGCGACAAGCCGCTGGACACGCGGGTCGAGGCGATGTCGGACTCGCTGGCCGAGTTCGCGCGGACAGGCGAGAAGTCCGGCGAGGCGGCCCGGGTCCTCGGCGACGACTTCAACCACCTCGCCTACGACCTGCAGTCGCTGGACTCCGGCTTCTGGGCTGACTTGGGCAACGGGATCGCCGGCACGGTCGAGGGCCTCACCGGCCTGGGCAGCGTGATGGACGAGTCGCTCCAGCACGCCAAGGAGCGCCTGGACGCCATCGACGCCGGTCTGGCGAACCTGGTGTCGACCGGGCGGCCGGCCCTGGCGGCGGAGGCATTCAACCGCCTGGCTGACGAGGCGGCCCGCCACGGCATCACAGTCCAGGAACTGACCGCAGGCCTTCCCCAGTACGCCGCGGCGATGGACAACGCCGCCCACAAGACCGCCGACGCGGGCAAGGCCTCCTCGGACACCGCCGCCAAGACGAAGGTCCTCGAGGAGACCCTCGACGAGACCACCGCCGCCGCAGACGGCCTGACCGACGCGTGGCAGCGGATGCACGGCGCCACCCTGTCCGCGGACGAGTCGCTGCTGGCGGCGAAGAAGGCCATCGACGACGTCGGTGAGTCATTCAAGGCCAACGAGGGCAAGATCAAAGGCAACAGCGTGGCAGCGCTGGAGAACCGGGTCGCCATGGGCAAGGCCGCCGAGGCGGCGGCGACGGCCGCGCAGAAGTACTTTGATCTCACCGGCGACCTTGAGGGCGCACAGAAGATCATGGACGATCAGCGCAAGGCGGCCGACAAGGCGGCGATCGCCAACGGCGGCAACGCCAAGCAGGTCCACGACCTCAGCCAAGAGCTGTTCAAACTGCCCAAAACGGTATCCACCGCGGTCAAGCTGACCGGCGTGAGCGCCGCCCTGAACTCCTACTACTCGATGCGCGGCATCATCAGCCGGACCATCACTGTGCCCATCGCTACCGTGCAGACGGGCCCGATCGCGTCGGCCCGCCGTTGGGGCGGCATCACCCGGCACGCCGCCGACGGGGTCCTGAGCGCCGCGCAGGTCTACTCGCCGGCGGCCCCGGCCCGGTACGCGTTCGCCGAGCCACAGACCGGCGGTGAGGCGTTCGTGCCCAAGCGGGGCAACTACGGCCGCAGCATGAGCATCCTTCACGCCGCCGCAGGCTGGTACAACGCCGACGTGGTACCCCGCGACGGCTGGTACGGCTCCGCTGGCGGCTCCTCCGGCGGGCAGGTGAATGTGGTCCTACCGCCGGGCGGCACGCCGTTCGAGCGTGCCCTGGTTGAGGTGCTGCGCGGCCTGTCCTGGACGGTCGGTGGCGGTTCGGCGCAGAAGTCCTACGGGCGGGGCCGATGACCGAGGCCCCGCCGGTCACGGTGCAACTTCTCGTCGCACCCGGTGCGGATCCCGAGTCGGACCTGTCGGCTCTCGACCCCGGCGAGTGGGTGGACTGGTCGGACCGACTGACCGGGCCGGTGTCATGGCAGGTCGGCAGGCTCGGAATCGCCTCCATCTCCGACCCGTCGGAACTGAACCTGGTGCTCAACAACGACGATGGATACCTCACGCCCGGCAACAACCGCTCTCCCTGGTACCCGTACATCGACAAGCGCAGCCCGATCCCGATGCGGCTTCTGGCCGGCCTCGACGGTGACGAGCCGGTCGAGCAGGTCACCTGCTTTCTGAAGTCGCTGATCGTCAACGTGGACGCCGCCGGCGACTACTCGACGGTCACGATCAAGGCCAAGGGCCGCCTGGACTGGCTCGACCGCATCGACGCGCCCGTGATCACGGCCACCACCGGCACGCTGGTACCAACAAACCCGGTCGCCTACTGGCCGTTGACCGACGCCAGCGGGGCCACCTTCGCGGCGTCCGGCCTCGCCGGTGGATCACCGATGACCAAGACCGGCAGCCTGCACTTCGGCACCGGCAACGGCGGGCCCGGACAGCCCAACATCCTCGATCTGGCCTACTACACCAGCACCCCGGGCAAACTGACCGGCACGGTGCCCGCCGGCACGTCGGAGACGTCTTGGCGGGTCGAATGCAAGCTGACGTGGCCGTCCGGCGAGGACGGCGCGGAAGGCGTGCTGGGGTGGTCGACGCAGGGCACGATCGGGTTCTGGCAGATCGGTTACGAGGGTGCCACCTCGCAGCTCCGGCTGGAGTACTGGCCGGCTGACGGGTCGAGCTCCACCCGGGTCAACTCGGTGACCAACTTGACGCCGGCCGACAATACGGCCCGCCTGTACCGGGTGACCGCCGACCAGTCGGGCGCCAACATCGCCGTGGTCGTGTCGATCGACGGCGTCACCGCCATCAGCACGTCAGTGTCTACGGCCACGCTGGGCCGCGTCACGAAGATGTACGTCAACCCGGCCTACAACAACGGCGCACAACTGCCGGCCATCGGCGCGGTCACCGTCTGGGCGCCCTACTCGTCGTCGGTGAACACGGTGGCCGCGGCGTCGGGCTACGACGGCGAAACGGTCGCCGACCGGCTGGAGAGGCTGTTCGCCGAGGCGGGCCTGCCGATCATCATCGGGGACGGCGGCACTGTCGCCATGGGCGTCCAGCAGGGTGGCACGTTCGCCGACAATGTCCGCCAGTGCGAGGCCGCCGACGCGGGCCTGCTCCATGACGGTGGCCCGTACGGCGCGATCGTCTTCCAGCCCCGCCGCAGCCGCTACAACCGCGCCCCGGACCTGACGTTGAGCATCGTCGTCGACCACCAGATCGCCGACGGGTTCACCGGCACCATGGACGACCGCGACACGCTCAAAAGCCTGACCGTCACTACCACCGACGGCAACTCCGGAACCTACGAGGACCCCGATGTGCGCGGCGGGTCCCGCGGCTCGGTCATGTTGAACCTGGCCACAACCGAGGACCCGACCCAGCATGCCGCCTGGCGTGTCGCCACCTCGAACACACCCGAGATGGTCCATGACGCGCTGCCGCTCGGCGACCTGGCCGTCGAGAACGACATCCTCGCCACCTGGCAGGCAACTGAGCGGATCGGGCTGCGTTGCAAGGTCGTTGACCTGCCCGACCAGTATTCGCCGCGTCCGTTGGAGGTCTTCGCCGACGGCTATGTGGCGTCGACGGATGGCGAATACTTCCGGGTCGCGCTCGCCGCGGTTCCCGCCGACCCGTATGGGGTGATGATCCTGACGACGAGCGCGGCGACCCTCAGCGCGGCGGTGGACTCCGACGACACCACGTGGACGTCGGTGGTGTCGGCGCCACCCAGGTGGACGACCACAGATGTGCCGCTGGCGTTGACCTGTGGCGGCGAGGACCCGATCGTCGCCAATCCGATCGCGGATGTGGCGATCACCTATGTGTCACAGAACAGCGTCACGCACGCCAACAACGCCAGCCTGTCCCCGACGCTGCCGGCGTCGATGGTGGCCGGCGACCTGATCCTGCTGTTCGCGGCGATCCGGGGCACGTCGGCCACCGTGGATGTCCCCGCTGGCTACACCCGTCTCGCCGGGTGGCACAACGTCGCCCTTCTCGGGAAGATCCACACAGGGAGCGAGTCGGCGCCGACGGTCTCCTTCACCGGCGGCGCGGCCGGCGACACCACCTCGTGCGCCATGTTCGCCGTCCGCAACACCGTTAGCAACATCAACAACGTGCTCGTCGGCTGGTCGGACTGGGCCAGCCCGGCGTCGAGCAGCGCGGTCGCCTACCCGCCGCTGCTGAGGCCGAAGTATGACGGCTGCATTCTGTTCTACTTCGTGCAGCAGGCGGCGGCCTGGTCGTCGCTGGCGACCCTGTCGGGCTTCTCCGAGGTCCTCGACTCGGCGTCGGCGCTCGGCAACGACCAGTCCGTGGCCGGCGGCTACGTCATTCAGACATCGGCCACCGCGGTCGCGTCCTCCACGCTGGCCATCACCGGCGGCGCGTCGGGAGTGTCCCGGGCGTTGCTGGTCGCGATCGCGCCGGGCAAGTCGACCCTGACGGTCACCCGGGCCACGAACGGCACCGCCGTCAGCCATTCCGCCGGCGACCAGATCACCGTGTCGGCGCCGGGCCGGCTCGCGCTCTAGGAGGTTTTCGTTGGCCTACTACGCGGGCGAGTTCCTTGACGCCACAGACCTCGACGCCATCGTCGCCATGATCCCGGTGACGATCCTGAAGACGACTGCGTCGACGTGGACCAACCAGAACACGCTGCAGAACGACGCGGAGCTGGTCTATCCGAT